GTATTGAAAGCAGCATGATGGGCTTGGTTAACGGCACGATGAACGTAAAAGACGCATTTAAATCAATGGCGGCGCAAGTTGTCAGCGAATTATATCGCGTGCTGGTTGTGCAAAGAATGGTCAACGCGGCAACGTCTGGCATGGGCGGCGGCACAGGCGGTTTTCTGTCATCAATGCTCATGGGTACACGCGCAGGCGGCGGCAGCGTGCAAGCTGGAAATGCTTACATGACAGGCGAAAGTGGGCGTGAATTATTTGTACCTGCCCAAAACGGACGCATTCTTTCACCCGCGCAAACTCGCATGACCGGCGGTGGCGATACTGTCACGGTCGTGCAGAACATCAATATCAGCACAGGCGTGCAACAGACCGTCAGAGCAGAAATTAAAGGCATGATGCCGCAAATCGCAGATAATGCGAAAGCGGCTGTTTTGGATGCCAAGCGGCGCGGCGGTTCATTCGGGAGGGCAATGGCATGACCATTTCATACCCGCTGGCAATGCCGACCGTCACCAATATCAGATCAATTGATTTAACGGCGACAAACGCTGTCAGCTATTCCAGATCGCCATTTACATTCGCAGGCCAAGCGCAAGAGTTCACAGGCAAGATGTGGCAAGCGACGGTTACTTTGCCAGCAATGAAACGCGCATCCGCAGAGGAATGGATTGCGTTTTTACTATCGCTCAAAGGTCAGGTCGGCACGTTCAACATGGGCGACCCGGTTGCAGCAACACCGCGCGGATCGGCGCGTGACGCTGACAGCATTTTGGTCAATGGCGCGCTGACAAACGGATCAGCAATTGCGCTAGATGATTGCCCAGCAAGCCAAACAGGATATCTAAAATCTGGCGATTATTTGCAGATCGGCACAGGCCCAACACAACAGCTTTTCAAAGTGCTGGCAAACGCTGACACGAACTCAAGCGGCGAAACAACCGTTGACGTTTGGCCCAACGTGCGCACGACGATTGCAGACAATTCGACGGTCATTGTGCAGTCGGCAAAAGGCATATTTAGGCTTGCCTCGAATGAAACCAATTGGTCGGTCAATGAAGTCGCAACGTACGGCATGACGTTTGCTGCGATTGAGGCTGTTTAAATGAGCCGAGACATAAGCGCAGCAATATCAAGCGCGCTTGACGATGATGTGATTAAGCCGTTTTTTGCGGTGGAATTGTTATTTGATGGCGCAAAAGTGCTGCGACTTTGGACTGGGATCGGCACGCTGTCATATGAGGGCAACGACTGGTCTGGCGCTGGCGTATTGTTGAACATTTCAACCGTTGAGGAAACGTCTGATCTGGGCGTCAGAGGCGCTGTGTTAAGCATGAGTGGTGTTCCTTCATCAGTGATCGCATTGGCGCTGACAGAGCCTTATCAGGGCCGCGTGGCTAACGTTTATTTCGGCATAAATCCAGAGGCCGCGCAAAGCAATCTGACTAAGATTTTCTCAGGCTACATGGATCAGATGAACATCAGCGAGGATGCCGACACGTCAACAATTGAGTTATCAATTGAAAACAAATTGATTGACTTGGAACGGCCGCGCACAGCCCGATTTACGTCAGCGTACCAAAAGTCGGTTTTCCCCGGTGACCTTGGTTTGGATTTTGTTGAGGACTTGCAGGACAAGGAAATAGTCTGGGGTCGCAGTGCAGGTTAAGTTTGCGCAAGAATTTTTAATTTCGTGCCGTGACGAGGCGCAAGTTTTAATTGAGCAACACTGGCAAGAGATCGCCATGCACAAAAGTAAAATAAAACTCAATCCGAACTGGGATGCTTATGAGGCGCTTGAAGCATCTGGGCAATTGTCGATTTTTACAGCGCGGCTTAAATTCGAATTGGTCGGTTATTTTGTGACGGTCAACACGCCAAATCCGCATTATATGGATCACGTTTTTGCGGCAAATGACGTGTTGTATTTATCGCCAATCGCGCGGCGTGGCTGGGCTGGTCTTGGTTTAATTAAATTTGCAGAGCGTTGCTTGCGTGCTGATGGGGTGAGTGTCATGGCGATCAACACAAAAGTGCATCGACCATTTGACGCGGTTTTAAAGCGTCTGGGCTTTGAACAGGCCGAGCGGGTTTATACTAAATTTCTGGGTGATAACTGATGGCAGTCACAGCGGCAGTATTTTCGACGGCTGGCGTTTCGGCAGGCGTGGCTTTCGTCGCTCAAGGTATTGCCAGCTTTGTCATTCGCACAGTTGTCACGTCAATTGTTCTGGGCGCGCTTTCGCCAAAGCCAAAGTTTGGCAACGCAGCGGCCAGCGGATCGGCATCAAGCGGCGAAGCGTCAAATCGCGGCTACAATGTCACGGCCAGCGGGTCGGCACTTGATCATCAGATAATATACGGAAAAATGCGAGTTGGCGGCGCGCGGATATTTGACGGCACAACTGGCGGCGACAATAAGTTTCTGCATCGCGTGCTTGGATTTGCAGGCCATGAAATCGAAGCGTTTGATACGATTTATATTAATGATGAAGCTGCAACTATTGACGGCAGCGGCAACGTCACAACACCGTCGCGATACAGCGGCCATATAAATATTTACACGCATTTGGGCGCGGCAGATCAGCAAGCAGACAGCAACCTGGTCAACGCAGTCAGTGGCTGGACGGCAGAGCATAGACTGCGCGGGATTGCTTACCTATATTGCAAATTTAACTTTGATGCAGACGTGTTTCCAAATGGCTTGCCCGAAATCACGGCGGTTATAAAAGGCAAAAAAGTTTATGACCCGCGATCAAGTGCAACCGCTTGGTCGGACAATCCAGCTTTATGCGTGCGCGATTACATTTTGTCATCTGGCTATGGACTTGGCGAGGCTGCGGCCAACATCGATGACACGTCAGTGACTGCAGCGGCAAATATCTGCGATCAGACAAACACGACCGCATCAACAACGCGCTACACTACAAATGGCGCATTCACGACGGCAATTCAGCCAGGTGAGTTTTTAACAAATATACTGACGTCAATGAGCGGGACGCTTTGGTATGCGCAAGGCAAATGGCGCATGACAGCAGGCGCATTTACTGCGTCGGCATTATCGCTAGATGAAAACGATTTGCGCAGTGGCATTACGGTATCAACTCGGCATTCTCGGCGCGATAACTTCAACGAAATAAAAGGCACGTTCAAAGGCGACGAAAGCAATTACCAAGTCACCGACTTTCCGCCAGTTACAAATTCTGCGTTCGTCACGGCTGATAACGGTCAAGTGACAGTCGCTGATGTTGAATTGCCGTTTACAGATAATTCTATTGAGGCGCGACGCATCGCGCGGATCATGCTTGAAAGCAACCGCCAGCAATTAACAATCAGAGCAAGTTTTGGAATGCGCGCGCTGGCTTTGCAAGTTGGCGACACGGTTGCAATCAGCAACACGCGATTTGGCTGGTCGAGCAAATTGTTTCAGATTGCCGAGTGGAAATTTGGATTAGGCGATGAGCTTGGTTTTGGCGTTGAAATGACGCTCAAAGAAACAGCCGCCAGCATTTATGATGAGGTTGATGACGGTCTAGTTTATGAGCGCGACAATACAACCTTGCTGTCGCCTTTTGACGTGCCATCTGTAGGCATTAGTTTAAGCAGCGAGTTGCGCCGAGTGCGCGGTAAAGTTATGTCGGTTTTGCTTGCTGACATAAGCACAGCAAGCGCGCTAGTTGATCAAGTTGAGGTACAGTTTAAGAAATCAAGCGACACAGATTATTCGCCGCTGTCTGTTTCAAGCGGTTACACTGGCACAGTGCGCGCTGAAAGTTTTGGCGTCGTTGACGGCTTTTACGACGTGCGTGCGAGAGCGATCAATGCGCTTGGCGTGCGCGGCGAGTTTAACACTGTTTCAAATTTCTACGTTGATGCACTAGGCATTGTGCCTGCCGACGTGACAAATTTCGACGGGCAAACTGTCGGGTCAACGCTGCATCTAAATTGGACACCTGTTACTGATCTTGATTTGGCGCACTACATTATCAGATACTCAAATCTGACAAGCGGAGCGACCTATTCTGCGGCTGAAGATTTGGCGCAAGTGGTCAGCAGTTCATCAAGTTTGGCTGTCCCAGCGGCATCAGGAACCTATTTTATTAAGGCAGTCGATGACACAACCAGCGGGTCAAACGTCAGCGAAAACGCCGCCAGCTTTGTCATCACAAACGTTGATATTGATGATCTAAATGTTGTTGCAACGCTTGCTGAAAATCCAAACTTTACAGGTGTCAAATCTGACGTGGTTTTAAATTCTTCTGGCAAACTAGAGTTGGATGTTTCGCCGAAGTTTGACGCGGCAACAGGCAACTTCGATGACCGCACAGGCAACTTTGACGGAAACCCCGGCGGTTTTACGTCAAGCGGAATTTACTATTTTGCAAATGATTTGGACCTTGGGCAAAAATACACAAGCCGCCTGACAAATAATGTTACAATGGAACGGTTTGACGTCACCGACACAATGGACCTCGCCACTGGCAATTTTGACAGCCGCGCTGGCGTATTTGACGGCGATCCAACTGCGTTCAACGATGTTTCTGTTTCTGTTGAAATGCGGCATACAGACGACGATCCAAGCGGCACACCAACATACACAGATTGGTCAGCGTTTACAGTCGCTGACGTGGCGGCTAGAGCGTTGCAATTTCGATTGCTGTTGACGTCAACAGATACAAACGTCACGCCGCTTGTTAGCGCGCTTTCAGCCAGCATTGACATGCCCGACCGCACAGAGGCGCAAGCAGATATCACGTTTACTGGGACAAAAGCGGTCACATTCCCGACTGCGTTTAAAGCAACGCCTGCTATTGGATTGTCGCTTGCAAATCTGACAGATGGCGACCGTTACACAATCACAAGCAAAAGCCGGACTGGCTTTACAATCAACACATTTACAGGCGGGTCAGCCAGCACAAACGCGGTGACTTTGGATTACGTCGCCAAAGGCTTCGGAAAGGAATTAAGTTAAATGTCTCAACATGATTTTAATATTGCAAATCAGAGTTTTCCTGCAACGCGAACTGATCTGAATAATGCGCTGGTTGCGCTGGCGTCAAATTCGTCAGGCGATGCCGAGCCAGCTACTAAATACGCAAATCAGTTTTGGTATGAAACAGATACTAACACGCTAAAACTGCGAAATGAGGCAAACGACGCTTGGATATCTATTGCCGTGCTAGACCAATCTGGCAACGCTGTGCAATCGATCACAACTGCGGGGCTGACGCTTGGATCAACATCAATCAGCGCGACAGGGGCCGAGATTAACCAACTTGACGCGATTACTCGCGGATCAATTTTGTACGGCAATGCAAGCGGTGCAACGGCGCGGCTTGCGGCTGGTGGCGCAGGCACTGTTTTAAGTTCAGATGGCACAGATATATCTTGGGCGGCGGGTGGTGGTGGTGGCACACCTGCGGTTGTTTTTCCTAGCAACTGGGCCAGCCCGACGAACACATACACAACCTCTGGCACTTGGTCAAAAGGATCGTTGGCAGACGATGATTACGTTTGGTTTTTTCTTCTAGGTGGTGGTGGTGGTGGCGATGTAAATTCGGCAGGGTTTGGAGGGAGCGTCAAACTAATTTATGCCAAAGCTGGGCTGTTGAATGGCGCGGCTTTTGTCATTGGCGCGGGTTCGGCTGGCAATAATGTCAGTGGTGCCCCTGCTGGAGGCCAGACAACTTTAACGCTATCATCTGGAAATGGCAGTTCTGTGTTCTCAACACCAACAGATGACACTAATAACATACTGAATGTCATGACGGCTCCAAATTCCGCTGTAATCGGCACTTACATTAACGGTGGAGCTGCAGAAGCATACGCTTTTTCAGCCAAAGCCTTGCCCTCTGGCTATGAAAAATTGTTTACAGGCTCCTATGCGGAAGATGTTATTTTCGGTGGTGCCCGTGGAACCGCCACTGGTCAAGCTGCATCGACTAGCTTGCTTTCAGGCAACGGTGGAGTAAACACAGGCGGCGACGGAGCTGCTCCCGGCGGCGGGGGTGCGGCGGGTCACGGAAGCGGTCAAATAGGCGGCGATGGTGCACAAGGAAATGTTAGGGTTTACCATGTCTAAGATATTCTACAACAAAACAACAGGCGCTGGTGCAGTGTTTGATGATAATGCAAACATTGCTGATTGGCATGACTTTCAAGCAGACCCTGTGCCTGCAAGCGCAACGCAAGTCAGAGCGCAACGCGACTCATTGCTTCATTTAAGTGACAACATGGCATTAGCAGACCGCATAACAGCCGATTGGACAACGTACAGACAAGCATTGCGTGACGTGCCTGCACAAGCTGATTTTCCAGACGTAACTTGGCCGACTGCACCAGATGCCTGATATTTCAGACCGCGTTGGTCAACTGGAAAAGGATATGATCGCCTTGCAAACGACCGTCCAAATCCAGCACAAAGAGCTATTTACGCGCATTAAGAAGCTTGAAAACGTGTTGATTGCCAGCACTGGCGCGATATTGCTGACGTGCGTCACGATTTTAATAAAAATGCAATGACGCACGTTTTCATTCTGATTTTATGGCAAGGAATTGGAACTGATCGGCAAATTATAGCACAGGTTGAGTTTGCCAGTTTGCCAAATTGCCTAATTGCGGCGCAGCTTTTGGTTAAACGATTTGGATATGAAACGCCCAAAGACAGGGCGTTGGCGTATTGCGTGCCAAAGCGGGTCAGCCCAGAAGCATAATAAGCGAGGCTGAGCATGGACCCGATTACCATTGCGATGACGGCTTTTGCCGCAATCAAAACAGGCGTCAAACTAGGCAAAGACACGCAGTCGATGATGAAAGACGTCGGCGCTATGTGGGGCGCAATTGACGAAGTACGCGGCCAGCATAAAAAGAAAAAAGCATCGCCATTTACGTCGGCCAGCGAGGAAGCACTTGAAACATTTGCCGCGCTGAAAAAGGCAGATGACCTAGAAGAAAACTTAAAAAAAATCGTTATACAAACTCGCGGATTTTATGCTTGGGAAGAACTCTTAAAGTTGAGAGGTCGGATAAAGCGGGAACGTATTGAAGCAGAAAAAGCAAGGCGCGCAAAAATGCAGCAACGAATTGAAATTGGCGCAGCGGTCGCGCTGTTTGTTTTGCTCTTGGCTTGCATGATTTGGGGCGTGTGGATGTTCCTGACATGATCCCAGCGCTTGTGCTGTCTATTACATTGGCTGGGGTGGCAACGCCAGAATATACCGAGTGCAAACTTGCCAAACGCATCACTGTCTATGACGAAAAAATTTGTGTTTATGTTTACGCGAATGGCGGGACACAACTGCATTACCCAACCCGATCTTGGCGTGAATGCCCCTCTCGGTTCATGTGTAAATATTCCCCAGCTAAAGACAAAGGCCCGACGCTCAAAGAAACCTTGGACGCATTGAAGGGACAGTTTGAATGACACCAGAAAAATTAGACGCATGGCGCATCGTGCCGCGCCTGCTGATCGTCAGCTACATGATTGTATTTTACCAGACATGTAACTGGTTTATGGCGCTAGATTTGCCAAATAATGCGCAGGCTGGATTTGTCAGCGTCATTGTTGGCGCGGGTGCGGCTTGGTTTGGGTTGTATCTTAATGGCAGTGCAAAGAAATGATCGGCGCGCTTATAGGTCCACTGACGTCACTGGTCGGAACTTGGATGGAGTCCAAGGCAGAAGTGCAGCGCAGCAAGCAAACGGTCGCCAAAGCAGAAGCAGAAGCACGCGCGACGGTTATGGTCAGCGCGGCTACAAGCGAGGCTGGCTGGGAGCGGATTATGGCAGAGGCCAGCAAAGATTCGTGGAAGGATGAGGCGTATACAATTTTGTTTATTGTAATTATTGCCATGTGCTTCATTCCACCATTGCAGCCATTTGTTGAGCGCGGGTTTGCCGCTTTGGAAACGACCCCAGAATGGTTTCGCGTCTGCATGTATTGCAGTATAGGCGCAAGTTTTGGTTTGCGGGGCATCACTAAATTTAGAGGGTCAAAATGACCACCGACAAGGTCATTCCGCTGCATCAACCCAAATCCGACATTGATGAGCAATGGCAGCAATTAGAAGCCCAGCAAAAACAAATCAAAGAACAATTGTTAAAAATTTTGGAGACAAAGCCCAAATGAGAAACATCACAGAAATAGTCGTTCACTGCACAGCGACCCGCGCAAACTGGATGGAAGATAAGCCAGTTGAGGACGTTGTAAAAGAGTTGACGCGCTGGCACACGGAAAAACCGCCAAACGGAAACGGCTGGTCGGACTGTGGTTATCATTACGTTATTCACAGAGATGGCACGGTCGGCACTGCGCGACCTGTTGAACGTTCTGGCGCGCATTGCAGGGGGCGCAATAAAGCAAGCATAGGCGTCACACTTTGCGGCGGTCGTGGCGGTGAAAGCACAGATAAAATTCTGGATAACTTTACACAAGATCAGGAAACTGCGCTGCGTGATTTGATCGGTGATTTAAAAAAGAAACACCCTAAAATTAAAGATGTTTCTGCGCATAATCAGTGGTCAAACAAGGCGTGCCCCTGTTTCAGCGTGCGCGAGTGGCTGCGCTAGACAGGCCATTGCGGGGGTCTGTAACCGTCTAGCATCCATTGCATAACCTGCATGGCTATTGGGTTCACAGGCCGCGCATCATCTTCGCTTTCCCAGCGTCGAACTGTGCGCGGGTCAGAATTAAGGATGTGGCCCAACTGAGTGGCAGATAGGCCCAGCTTGCGCCGAGCCTCTTTGAACTGTGTGGGTGTCATTGTGCTGCCTCAATATCTATGTGGTCAAGCCATTTGGTCAGCTTGCGTGTTATGCGGGTTTGAGCGTGTTGATCTGTTGGGCTTTGATAAATTACGCTGTTTAAGGCGTCGAGCAACAAGCGGGTTTCGTCGTCAGTCAGTGTCATTGTGCTGCCTCGAATTGAACCATTGCGGCGGTGATTTCGATGTAGGCAAAGACGCCATATCCAGCTTGACAGACGCCAGCGATTGAAGCTGCATTGTTTGTTATCTCGTAATCGTAGGTGTCATCTGAGCCGACACGCATTTCAGAAAAGCCTCGGCCTTCCTCAATCTCTGAGCACACTGCGCTCACATCCCAATCAATATTGTGGCGTTTTAATTCGGCGGCAACGTGCGATTGACCTTTGTCGTTCAGACACACTGGGATATACGTGTTGCCTTCAGTCCACCAATCGTCGTTTTCCCAAATCTTAATGAACTCGGCTTCATTGTTGGCGTTTGCCGCAATGCGCTTTGCCTCTGAGTCGCTAATGTCAAAGCGGCCTGCGATGTCGTTAATTTCTGAAATGTTCATTGTGTCTCTCCTGTGGATGGGCGTCATTGCCCGGTTGATGGTGGGGGTCATTTATTCTCCTGCTTTTACAAAGCTGTCGGCATAAAGAGCCGCAACTTGATCAGCAATATTTTTGCGCTTTTTGCTAGAGATTACGGTGCCGGTTGCTATAGCGTGATCAATGTTATTTGTTTTGCTGCCGTATTTGGCAAAGCCATTTTCAATTTTAAACATATAAGCTACATAGTCTGACCCGCAATTGCGAATGAAACCTACGGGCGCGTAGCTTTTGCTAGACGTCATTGCGATAATGCCATCGCGACCAAATGATACTTTTTTTTGCATTGTGTCTCTCCTAAGATGGGCGTCATTGCCCGCTGATGGGGGGGGGCCATTGTACTGTGTCATTGGCCCCCCCCCTGCGGTTAATTGATTAACGCTGTGCCTTTATCAGTGACGTATGCGTAACCGTCAGCTTCATGTATGCCACGCGAAATCAAACCTGCATCAATAAGCTTTTCCATTTTTGTGCAATATGTGCTGTAGCTTTTGGAAAAGTTGGTTAAAGGGCGGCCCAATAAATTAACATGGATTGGTTTTTTGACGCCGTGTTTTGCTTCTGATGCAACGGCGTTTTCCAAAATTTCGCGCTGTATTTTTGTCAGTTTCATCTTGTTCTCCTTAGATGGGCTTGATTGCCCTATACATCTAATATAGGGCCAATGGCCCGACATTGCAAGGAGGTAAATAAAAATAATTTTACCACCCCTGCATTTTATTTAAACATTCATCCCAGCGTAAAACGCAGCCGCCATCAAAGCTGCACTGACAGCCCCGTACAGCGCCTTGCGCGGCACCTTAACTGATATGTTGTCATCAGGCTGTTGAAGCGGCAGAGGAAACATGATGTCGGGTTGCGTCATAATTTCATCGATCTTTGCGCGCATAATCGGATCTTGCAATTTTGGCGCTGGTAATCTGCGCTTGCGTTTGGCTGGCTTGGCAATCGGTTTTAAAAACAGATCGCCACGTAGCGCCATAATAGACAATCTGTTTTGGATTGCCTTGCGGCTGCGGCCAAGCGTTTCAGCCATAAATGCAACAGACCTGCTTTGACTTTGCAAATCGATCAGCGTCTTTTCTTCGTCAGGCGTCCAAGCTGTATTTGATTTAGATGTTTTGACGTTTTTCATTTATTTTTCTCCAATTTTAATTTGCCGAGCAAGTCAGATCGCAGATAACCGCGCATCATTATATTTTGGCACATTTTCCAAGCTGCGTGCTTTGATCTGCCTGTTATGTCGGCGACCGCTTGATAGGTTGGACATTTGCCATGCGTTGCGTGATGTGCTGCGATTACTGACAGAACGACCGCTTGCTTGCGTGTGAGTTTAATGGACATGGCAAGGCAACGGGTTGCATTCGACTGACTCTTTTTTGGGATCGTCAGCAACTAAAACAAATTCAAATTTGTCAGTCACTATACGATCATAGCCGTCCTCTTTGAAATATTCTGCAATTTCAAAGCTGGCGGCATCCATCTTTTTTAACGCTATCCTTTTCTGTTTAAGGCTTGATTTAGGGTTATGAAGAATTGCCAGCCAATCGGTCCATTCATCTCCAAAGCTGTCCATTTCACCACGAACATCTTCATAAACAGTAATGGTTTTCATCGCAAAATCCCCCCAACATTATTTGCATAACATTGATCGATCAGCGCGCAGCCTGCCCAGCTCATTGCGATCATCCCGATAAATATTCCCGCTACCGCCACGAACTCCATCAAGATCGTCAATTTGTTGTAACTATCATGTGGAACCATGTGGGGCTGTGTGGGGGTCGTTTGGCACAACTTTTCGCACAAGTTGTTGATTTTGCTAGATTGTTGCGATCTTGTCAGGGTTGGAACTATATACATACTCATTTGATTTTACGCTCTTTTTTGGGTTGTTGTAACTAGACAGCGAAAACGTTGTAACTCTGCCGATGAAATTATCAGTATTTATTTCACAGAAACACCTCCATCCAGCGCAGCGCGCCTGTTGAATTTCCTAGTATAGCGAATTATTTCTGAAATTGACGCGTGACCAGTCCATGCACCAATTTGCAATTCGCTTGCGCCTAATTCTGCCCAGCGGATTGCGCGGCTTTTGCGCAAGCCATGTGCGGATCTATCCTCAAGACCAATTCGGCGCGCTTTGCCCGCAAACCAACTGCCGACCGCTTTGTGCGACCTTGACGCGCCATTTTGCGTGCAGACAAACGTCAAGTGCTTGTCAGATTGTGCATCTATACTTGCGTGCAGCATTTGCAGATCGTCAGCGTCAGGCAGTGCAAAGTCAGGCAATTGCCGCTTGAATGGTATATCAACCTGACCGCCTGTTTTGCCTTGGCGAAATGAAAGCCAGCCATCTTTGGTGACATTGCCTCTGCCAAGTCTAACTGCATCCCCTACCCGCGCGCCTGTCCAAAATAATAGTTCAAGCGCAAGACGCTCTGGGCGACCTATAGCGTATGCCTGTCGGAATTTGGCGATGTCACTTAGCGACCAAGGTACATGGCCGTCAGAGGCCGCGACAGCCGCTTTCGCGATGTTATCTGTCGGATCAATGATACCATATTCTTTGACCAAGAATTTTGCAAAATGTCGCCAAACTTTTAATTGATTGCGCTGGGCATGACCGTCGAATTGCGACAGGTCTTTTTGAACGTGCTTTGTTCGCAATCCGCTGATCTGCGCGCCGCCATATTGGTCAGATAATATTTCAACTCGCGCACGCCTGATTGATCTGACCGCGTCACTGAGCAAACCAAATTCATGCGATGATTTATATTTCACAGCCGCCTCGGCCAAGCTGCCGACATATGCTGGCTGTGCAACAACATCCTGCGACAGCCATTGTAGATAATAATTATACGCGGCGGAATATGCGGTGACAAACCGATCATCGCGAACGTGGAAATCTGGCATTTTCCAGACGTCAGGCAGTTTGCCACGATACCCTTTAGGCCTAAAATAATAC